GTACCATTTTGACTCTCTCCAGCTGCTTTAAATGTAGGTTTGTAATTAAAAAACTTGAATGTTACATAGTCACTGTTAGAATTTATTGGTCTTGAACTTGGATATGACAAAACATCAGTATTAGAAGCAACAACATTTCCGCCTGGTCTATTTTTAAAAGATAGAATTTCTACTTTTTGGTTATCAGTTTGATCATTAGTTGTGCCAGCTTGTTCTTGATATGCTCCTCCACCCACGTTAGGATTGGCACCTCTTCCTGGAGGATCTACTTTTCTACTACTTTGTATAATTTGATTTGTTGCTGGAGTGCCAATAGGACCTTTAGGTTTCCAAGAAGTTCCATCATATTGTAGTAAATTTCCACTATCGGTGATGTAGTAATCTCCTGGCCTGTATTGCTGTGCCATTAATTAAATCCTTTTTACTGATGCTTTTAATCTTTTAGTTTTGGAATTTGTTTCTTCCCAAACTAATTCATTATCATATGTGTGTTCTTTACCATTATTTAACTTTAATACAAAGTCGTCAACTGGTAACATAGCAGCAGATTCCCACTCATATGTGGCAAGATCAAGGAACAAACCTTTACACTCTCTAATAAGATATTTATGTAGTATATGCAAAGGAACATCAATAACACCCTTTTCTAATTTATTGATTGCAATTGCTCTACGTTTGTAATCAAGGTAATGAAAATTGATACCATAGAAATGGTCGGATGATTTTTTTAAAACATATACCAAAGGCAATCTATCATAATATTTTACATTAGATATAGCATGGTATGAATAGAAATACATGTGACCAGGAAACACAGTGCGTCTCAGTTCATTTTCATCTTGATGAACTATATTTTGAACAGAATCCATCTTCTGTTCCTCTGTCATTTTATCTGGCCATACTTTGATTTTTGATGATATTTTACCAAGTTGTTGTCTGTACCAGAGAGCAGTTTGTTTTTCGCCATTTGTTTGGTCTCTTATGATTTCAAACAAAGTTGGTTTTGATTTTTTGCCTGCTTCTTTAAACCCATCAGTTTCTTTGATGACCTCAATGAGTTCATCCATATTTTTATAACTGGAGTAAGATTTAACTCCATACCTTGCTGCTATCGCACGTACCTGATCTCTTGTATAATATTCTGAAGTGAATGCTTCTAACTCATATCCATTTAAATGAATCCACCTATCAATATTATTTTTAGCGTATGATTTTGGTTTTAGATTATTTTTTCCTGCCATCTTATACCTTTAAATGATCTTCTGTTAAGATAACAAATTTCATTTGGCGATCTTCGCAATAATCTTTTGCTGCGTCCCACTTTGCTTGGTTCTTCATGAATGTCATTACTTCTCTTTTCCAAGCAGCGGTTTTCTTTTTTGGTGTTCTGGTAGGACCTTCAACTTGCTTCTTTGGTTTTACTTCTACTAAGTATTTTTTTAGTTCACCTGATTTACTTTTAATTTTCATGTAAACATCTGGATAATAACGATGAACTTTCCCGTCAGTTGGACATCTATATGGTATAGTTATTTCTTCGCTTCCCCATTCAATCACACTTTCTTTTGTATCACAATACACAAACAATTTTCTTTCCCACATTGATCGGTATATAATTCTGGTTGGGTTACCTTTATATTTTTGTGGGTTTAATGGTTTGTATATTCCAGAATATGCCATAAATATAAATAAATCCTCCGAGTATATTTAGAGTGTCAATCAACGGGTTCATAGAAGCAATAGCTAATAATGGCGGCATGTCCATGTCAAATGGATATGAAGTTGAATTTGATCTTTCTGCTACACAAAATTTGCAAGGTGTAATTAGTGAAGTTGCTGGTAATATTAGTACAGATTCTCCAGGAAATAGGGGATTTTTGGTAAAATATTTGTGCGATGAAGCTCAACTTCCTAATGTTCAAGCAATGACTGGACAGATTAATGGAAGGCATTTAGGTGAAGGGCAAATTAATTATGCTCATACTAAATTGTATAGTGATTTTTCTTTATCATGGATGTGTGATGCAAATATGACACCATTGAAGTTTTTAACAACTTGGCATTCATATATTTTTAATGGGGAAGATCCTGATATTCCATCAACAAGATTGGCTGGTAATAAATTTGAAACATTTAAATCAAATTCTAAATCAAATAATGACAAACCTTTTAATCGCAGTATTCGATTAAAATTTCCAGACCAATATATGGCAAAGGCAGTGATATCAAAAACAGAACGTGGTAAGAATGCTGCTAACAGTCGTAGTTCTGTTATCTATGTGATGGAAGATTGTTATCCTTATGCTGTTGATGCAGTACCTTTATCTTATGGCGCATCACAAATAACTAAAGTAACTGCAAACTTTTATTATGCAAAGCATAATGTTTTCTTCAATGATATATCTAAGTATGGTGGATAAATAATAGTAACGATTTGAACAAACGAAGTTATGGCATTACCTAAAATTGGTGTACCTACTTATGAATTAGAGTTACCTTCATCTGGTAAGACAATTAAATACAGACCTTTCTTAGTGAAAGAAGAGAAGGTACTTCTTCTTGCACTTGAATCTGAAGATGAGAAGCAAATTACATCTGCAGTAAAAGAAGTAATTAAAAACTGCGTTCAGTCAAGAATTAAAGTAGAAGATCTTCCTGCATTTGATTTAGAATATCTGTTTTTAAAAATTCGTGCTGCTGCTGTTGGTGAAATTATTACTATGAATGTTACTTGTCTTGATGACAATGAAACTGTTGTTGAAGCTAATATTAATATTGATAAGGTTGAAGTTTTCAAACCAGAAGGTCATACTAATAAGATTATGTTGACTGATAATCTTGGTATCATGATGAAGTATCCAAGTATGCAAAGATTTATCGAAGCGGAATTTTTGAATAAGGATATTAAGACAGAAGAAGTATTTGATTTTATTGGAGAATCTATTGATCAAATTTTTGATGGTGATGAAGTTTATGATTCTTCCACTACGTCAAAAAAAGAGATGAGAGAATGGGTAGAAGGTCTTACTACAAAACAGTTTGAATCGATTCAAACTTTTTATGAAACTATGCCTAAACTACGTCATGAATTTAAAGTAACTAATCCAAATACTGGTGTGGAATCTACTTATACTATTGAAGGATTACAATCTTTTTTCGCATAGCACTCTTCCAAAATAGTTTGGAAGGGTATTTTAGAACTAATTTTTCTTTGATGCAGTATCATAAATACTCTTTGAGTGAAATTGAGAATTTAATACCTTGGGAAAGAGAAGTTTATATTTCTCTTCTGATGCAGTATATTAGAGAAGAAGAGGAACGAAGAGCTGCTGCCAGCAAGTAATGAAAAATTCTGCCGACTCACAATTTAATCTATCAAAGAGAGTAAAGATACTCAGCAAATTTATTGGATATAAATCTGCATTTGCTTTGACTGGCAGTGGAAAACTTGGCGAAGGTGCATTTGGATCTGTGTTTTCTTCCAGAAATGCTGCCGTAAAAGTGGCGCATCCAAAGGGGCAGAAAGAACTTCAAAATGAGATGCAAATGCTCAAGGAAGTTCAAAAAGTTGGGGTAGCACCAAAACTATTGGGAGCGGGCAAAGGTTATGTTGCCATTCAAAAGTTTGATGGTAATACATTAAAGGATGCTTCTATATTAAAGAAGATTAAAGAAGATCCTATTTTTGCTGATTATATTTTTAGAAAAATTATAGAAGCAGTTGGCGCTTTACATAGAAGTAATGTTGCTCAACGAGATTTACATGCTGGAAATATTTTTATAACAAAAGATTATCAAGTTAAGATTCTTGATTATGGACAAGCAGCTAAAAATTATCGTATAGCTTATTACGAAACCTTTTTTGGTAATAATCATGATCCACTGCAGGGTGTTGCTGGATTAATACAACACATATTTGATAAGACAAGATCGTATAAAACTTATCATAGAATTTTAATTAATCAAATTAAAAAAATATCTGCTAAAGCAAATGCTGATATTGATATAATTTTAAAGGGGTATGAAGAAGTTGAAGGAGATGAAAACAAAGAAAGAATATATTTTGACGAACTTGCAAAAATATCTTCGCCACCTGCAAATGATACATCAGATGTAAGTTCATTTTATAATGCTCTTGATTCTGCTTTAAAAATTAATACAAAAAATCCTAATAGATCCAGAAGAGTTTCTTCTAATTTATCAGTGACTACTGGAATTACTAAGTCATTGAATAATAAATCGAAGATGACTTCTACTATACCTAAGTTTGAAACTGGTGGTGCAGTAGATAAACCAGGAGTAGTACAACTGCATGGTAAGGAATTAGTACTACCAAAGGAAGCGATAAAGCCAGTAAAGAAAAACGGTAGAGATAACACAGAAATTGCTGTTGGTATTCTTATTGCATATGGTGTCTTTCCTCATACACAAGAAGGTATCAAAAAAGCAGAGGAAGCTGTTGCTTCTAATCCTAATTGGGTAGTTCCTTCAATGCTACCAAATTATTATGATGACATTGAAACTGATTTGATGAGGGGCAAAGAAACTAATGGAATAATATTCATTCGTAATATATTGATTAGTTTTTATAAAGTAAATCGAGTTGTAACTGCAGAAACTAACGAACCAACAGAAGGAGAAACTCAAATCTATAAACCAGCAGATAAGTTTGTAGATGATGGTAAAGAATTTATTGATGAGATTCTTGATAATGCTGAAAAGGCTCTTGAAGAAAAATCAAATGAGATCATGGATGCGATTGATGCTGTCATTGCAGCAGACACAAAAAAATATGAGGACTTCAAGAAGCAACTTGAAAGAAAAGTAGATCATCCAGAGTTATACGAAGAACTACAACACATTCAACCACGTTATATGTGGGGACAGAATGGATTATATGATCTTGAATTTAAATCTGATATTGATAGAGCAATATATTTTGCTGGTAAACTGGGCAATAAAGATACACCAGATAAAGTTGCTGTTAGAGGTTGGTTATTAGAAGTTACTGGGTTGGATGTTCGTGCTGACTATCAAAAGATCAAAGAGTATCGTGATAGAATTTTAGCATTAATTTTACAACTTGTTAAGTTACATCCACAAGAGCGTGAAGTAACTGTTCCTCCTGTGTATGATGGATACTATCAAGATCCTCCAGATGAAGATGAGGGGGAGGAAGTAGATGATCAAGAATATGATGATCTTTATGGATCAAATTTAGATGATTTACTGGATGCTATTCGTACACCAAAATCAGAAGAAGAAACTGATCAAGAATTAAATGAACAAATAGATGACGCCACGCAAGTGCTTGATGAAGCAGAACAGGCACAGCAGGAAGCTATTGATGAATCTGTACTGGAAGATCTTCCAGAAGATCTGCAACAAACATTAGTTGATTTCATAAACAAGAGAAGGAATCAAAA